CAATGCGCAAGAAGCATGGACAGCTCGCTACAACCACGAAACTATTGCCCTTGGCTTTAGCTTGACTGAAGAAGCAATCGAAGATAACCTCTACGATTCTTTGTCAGCTCGCTACACCAAAGGCTTGGCTCGTGCTATGGCTTATACCAAACAGGTAAAAGCTGCTGCTGTATTGAATAACGGTTTTAATTCTGCCTACACTTATGGTGATAGTCAGCCTTTGTTCAGCACTGCACACCCATTGGTTAACGGTGGTACTAACGCTAACACTCCTTCAACTCCTGCTGACTTGAATGAAACCGCATTGGAAAATGCTGTTATCGGTATCGCTGCTTGGACAGATGAGCGTGGCTTATTGATCGCTGCTAAACCACGTAAATTGGTTGTTCCACCTGCATTACAATTCGTTGCAACTCGTTTGTTAGAAACCGAACTCCGTGTTGGTACTAACAACAACGACATCAACGCAATCAAGAACAATGGTTCTGTTCCAGAAGGTTATACAATTAACCACTTCTTGACAGCTACCAATGCATGGTTCCTGACAACTGATGTACCTAATGGTTTGAAACACTTTGTACGTACACCACTCCAGAATTCTATGGACGGTGACTTCGATACTGGTAACGTTCGTTACAAGTCTCGTGAGCGTTACAGCTTTGGTGTTTCCGATCCTCTCGGTGTATACGGTTCTTACTAAGAATCAATCAAACGTAAATCAGTTTGAACCCCGCTCAAAAGGCGGGGTTTTTCATTTATAGATCCATGCCGGGCGGGATACAGATAAGATCGTGTTGTTGATCTGGTACTGAATAGCCCATATCTTTAAAGAATGCAATAATATTATTAGCATTGGATTTATGTTGCTCAACCATAAATATGGGCTTATAAGCATCAATCCAATCTTCTGCCGCTTTTAATGCAGATTCTTCCATTCCTTCAATATCCATTTTGATGATATCAACGTGTTCATTAAACCAATACAATGGATATACATCTACTCTTTCAATATGGTTTTTAACCATATCACCATTGTCAGATTTTTCAATTGGAAGTAACTCAAAACCACCAAAGTTTTGGTATGCATCATAATCTGGTAAATTTACTTCAATATATCTATCATCATCGCCGCCAATGGCATAGTTATGGCAACTTACATTTCGTAAACCGTTTAAAGCTATTGTGCCACACAGCATATAAAATATTTGACGCTGGGCTTCAAAAGAACGAATGGATATCTTATCCCCAAAAGTTTGCGCCATAGCCAAAGTATGGGTTCCAATATTAGCACCCACATCATAAAAAACGATATGATCTTTCTTTTCTAATAGTTTTTGTGCAAACCCTTTAAGAATATTAATTTGGTCTCTTTCAAAGTACCCAGTGCTGCGAATATCATTGCCAACACCTTTGTCATTCATACTCAGAATAATCATCCCGTACTCTGTGTTGTATATAGCGTTTGGGTTCATAAAACATCCTTTAAAAATTGTTTGGTCATTTCTATGCCACGATCAAATTGTGATTCCACATCTTTATAACGAAATACTTTCATTACGCCATCTTTAACATACGGATCAATAAAACCTTGATCACGAGGAGGATCAGAATAGTCTCCCAACCATACGAACGTAGGAATACGATTCATTGCACTCATTGTTTTAAAACCGCTATCAGAACCCACCATAGCGTTGCATTGAGATACATATGCTAGGCTTTTAGCAGGGTTGTTGTTACTTATAAGTACTAAATTGTCGGACTCTTTGATACCCATTAATTCACTTTTTAATCCAAAAACCATCAGGTTATAGTCATCTGACTTTAAGCTTTCAATGGTTTGTGCTGGAATGGATTTTAAAATCATCCCAAATTTCTTTTGGGTATCAATTGAAAAAGCACTGCCATTGACGTGTATTCCAACTACGGGTTTACCATTAGTAAATACAGGTTTTACTAGATCAAAAGGAAATTCAGCAAAATATTGTGCACGAGGGCAATGAACCCACTGTATAGACCTGTTTAAACTGTTTAAAAAATGGTTTTGACCATCCAAAGTTTCAAAAATATGAATTGGATCAACCGCAATGCCAATAGTTTCAAAAAATTCTTTAGCACCCTGCAAATGCGTTACGGCTGCATATTTATAAGGTTTATCCTTTCGGTTAGCATCGATAAATGGTAAGCATTGCAAAAAATCGCCAATTCCGCCCATCAGTAAAATTATTTGCTCCATTCAATTAAGTCCTTTTTAATGTTTTGAACTACAGATTCCCAGTCGCCTAATTTTGGCTGTCGGTAAAGTTTAATTGTTGGATACCAAGGGCTATCGGTTCTATTCATAAACCAGCGCCAGCAGGTATCAAATCGGTTCATCATCCACACTTCCTTGCCCATAGCCGCCGCTAAGTGAGCCGTAGACGTGTCAACGGCAATTACTAGGTCTAGGCTCCAGATATAAGCTGCGGTGTCTGCAAAGTCCTTAAAATGGGCTGTATGGTTGATCATATCTTTCCACCCCAAACAATTGTCAAGTTCTTGCTCTGGTTCTTTGCCTTTTTGTAAAGAATAGAAGTTAACATTGTCAAGTTTTAGCGGAAGTAAACGTTCTAAAGATATATTTCTGCGTTCATTAACAGCCCAAACCTCAGGCTGATCAGGTCTAAAACCACCAGACCATACCAATCCAACATTCTTTTTACCATTTTTCAAGATTTTTCTTGAAAATTCTTGAACCAATTCAGGATCAGGTTTTAAATAAATGCCATACGGAATGTTATCCATACGAGTTTTAAACGCATAAGGAAGGCTCATAAGGGGAATATGGAGATCAAAAGGCGGAATAGCTTCGCCAGTAGTTACAATTTGATCTATTCCGTCAAGCGTAGTTAGCAGTTTAACCAAAGGTTTTTCTGTGCCAAGAATCACTTTAGCTCCATTTTCTTTAGCTAATTTGGCATAGCGACAAAATTGAATCATATCCCCAAGACCCTGTTCACCATGAATAAACAGAGTCTTTCCATTTAAATCTTGGGAACCATCGTAGCAAATACCGGGTAAATCACGCCTTGGATAGGTTTTTCTATTCCAACGCCATTCATGTTCATCCCACGCAGTGTCATATTCGCCACGCAAAAGTAAGCATAAAGACCGATTAAAACGAGCATCAGCAAGTTTTGGATCAATTTCTACCGCTCGGTTATAGTCTTCCAAAGCTTCGTCTGGTCTTCCTAAGTTTTGATAAACCAAACCACGATTATTGTAAAAAGCCTCCACTCCTTTGGGTTTTAACTTGATTCCAGCTTCATAATTTGCTAAAGTTTCTTCCATGCGATGCAATTTTTGCAGGGCTATCCCTTTGTTGTTATAAGCCTCTGGGAAGTTTGGTTTGTATTTAAGGGCTAAATCATAAAGCGCAATTTCTTCTTCAGTTCTATGAAGACTACCGACTACAATCCCTTTGTTGTAATAGGCTTCAGCATAATTTGGCATTAATTTTATGGCACTGTCAAAGTCCATAATAGCCAATTCTGGCTGTTTTAAAGCTTGAAATACATTAGCTCGGTTATTTAAAGCTATGGGATTATGCGGGTGTCTTTCTATGGAAAGATTAAAGAAATTTAATGCCGCCAAATAATTCTGAACACTACCTAAAATGCACCCAATTAAATGATAAGCATCAGGATGATCTGGGTTTTGAGCAATAATTTGATCACATAATATGATTGCTTTTTGATTGTCTCCGTTGGCATGGCTTTGTTGAGCTTGAACAAGTCTAGCCACATTTTGGTCGGATAATGGTTTTAATTTTATCTTGGGAACGTTCTTCTTTTTCATGAAAGAATTCTAACACTAAAAAATAAAAAATAACCAAGTTTAAACTTGCAAGATGTTTAAACTTAGTGTATAAATACAACTATCTGGGAGATTGCTTAAACCACCACTGCCCCAGCAGACGATGCAACGATCGGTTTAAGCCTTTTGCATAAGGAGTCCATTATGGGACGTAGTACATTTGAAGGTCCGATTCTGTCGGGTGATAATCGTTTTGGTCAACAACGTGACGTTGGTCCAGTTCTTTTAACTCAATACGCATTTTTAGATTTTTCTAAAACCACTCCCGGCACCGCTGGTTATGCTGGTTCTTCAGGCGTGTTTGTTTCTCCAAATAACATTCCTAACAATACAGGTACTATTTGGACACCACAAGCTGGCTCATATAGCGCAAATGGTCCTACTGTAGCAACTGCCCCTACCGCTGATGCCGCTGGTACTATTTACCGTGGTGTTGTAATGTTATTGCCACAGGCTTCTTATTTAAAATCTGTAGAACTTGACTATATTGTTCAACCAACTGACGGTACAAATGCCGCTACAGTAACTTCTGTATTTATTTCTAATCAATTTGTAACTTCTTCTACTGGCGCTGTATATGGTAGCCTTGCCGCTAACACAACTACAGCAGTTGGTCGTACCTCTGCTACTTTTACAGCAACTCAATACGCAAACTGCCAATCTACTTTGCAAGATGTTCAAAACATCCAACCGGGTCAACAGCCAACTTGGTTTAGCCAAGTAGTATTTACCATTCAAATGCTTGGTTCAACTATGAATGCCCCTACGTCTGGCAAACTTGGAATTACTTTAAGTTATGTTCAATCAGATCCTAATATTGGTAATAGTTCAACATATCCATACGGTAACTTTGACTAATAATCCGATGGGGAACTTCGGTTCCCCTATTTAAAATTTAAGGAGATATTATGTCAGGTGCATGGTCGTTATTGAATTTCTTTTCACCCAACACTCAAACGGGTGCTATGGGTGTGCAAACCGCTTCTACCCCTTTAACAGGTATTGATGGCGCAGCGCAATTTATTGCTCCTCAGCGTTTACGTGATGTTGTAGGTAAATTGAAAGTTTCACAATCGCAAAATATTTATGATGCCGACTTTGAGTATGGTGTTCAACCATTGCGCTGGGAACAATTTATTCAAAATACATCGGGTCAAGCTTACATTGTTCAAAACCCCGGTTTAGGTGGTGTATCAATGAACATTGGTGGTGGCAACACTCCCGGTGACATTACTATTCGCCAGTCACGTCCTTATCATCGTTATCAGCCCGGCAAAACAATGTATATGGCTTCTAACGTGAATTTTGGTGCATCTGTTAGCGGTCAAACGCAACGTGTTGGTATTTTTGATGATTCTAACGGTATTTTCTTTTTGCAAAATGGTGCTGGATATGCACAAAACCCATACTCAATGTATGTGGTAATTCGTTCTGATTCTGGTGGTTTGCCAACAGATCAAGTATTCCCAATGGAATCTTGGAACGGCAACAAAAATATTATCAATTCAATTGATTGGACTAAGGTTCAAATGATTTGGATGGAGTATGCTTGGTACGGAGCTGGCGCATTGCGTTGGGGTGTAGTTATCAATGGCGAACCTTGGGTTATTCATCAAGTTGGTACAGGTAATGGAACAGTTTTAGGTACTGCACAAGTTAAACCTTGGAGCCGTACAGGTAACCTTCCTGTTCGCTATGAACAACGTGATAATGGAAGTTCTGCACAGTCTTTGATGACTCACTATGGTGTATCAGTATTGATTGAGGGCGGAATAGATAAACAGCGTGGTTTTACTTATTCATATGGTAATTACGCAGCTTCTCAACAACGTAGTTTAACTGGTGCAGTAACCCGTTATCCAGCTATGTCATTTCGTATGAGAGCAGTTGGTTCTGATATTTTTGATAACACTAATGCCGCAGCAACAGGTGGGTCGCCACAAACTTTAACTATTAGTGCAGCTACTCCAGCAATTAACTCAGTTGTTGGTCAAGCTAATGGTGGTCAAGCTTTATTTACTTTTAACTCTGCTCATGGTTATGCGGTCACCAACCCAGCCAATGCTAATAACCCCGCACAATATGTTACTTTAAGTTCATTTACGCAAACAGCATCTATTACTGGATATACAATTGCTTCTGCAACATTGACAGTTACCACTATTACTGCTGGTGCAATTCAATCTGGCATGACATTGACTGGTACTGGAATTTCTTCTGGCACATCAATTACCGCACAATTAACTTCAACAGGATCTGCCGTAGGATCACAAGCTTTTGCAAGTGGTGGTGCAATTGGTTCAAGTATTGTTGTTTTAGCGGCTGGTACAAGTTTTGCAGTAGGTCAATTGTTTGCTGGAACAGGCGTACCTACAAACACATTTATCACTGCGGTTAACGGTGCAACTATTACCCTTAACAAAGCGTTTACGGCTCAAGCTGCTGGTACATATACATCTTATGCTGTAGGTGGTGTTGGTACTTATCAATTAAGTTCTGCGCAAACAGGTGTATCAGGCACTATTACTGCTACAACTACTTATGCTGCTCAAACTTGGTTGATCCAATCTGTTCCAAGCACAACAACTATGGTTTTACCAATTTTATTGGTAAACGGTGCAACATTGACCTCTACCCCAACAGCAACATATTGGGGTACAAACCAATGGGTTGGTAAATCTGTTTACTATCAAGCGGCACTTCCAAGCCTTACAGGTGCAGCAATTGGTGCAGCAACGGTTATTGGTGGTGTGACTCAATTCCCCGTAACCTTAACTTTTGCAGCAATTACTAGCTTGGCAACAGGTAACGTCATCACTATTTCTGGCGCTACTCCAACTCAATATAATGGTATTTTTAATACCACCGTATTGACTGCAAGCCAAGCATTAATTTATATGCCATCTAGCCCCGGTGCAATTACATTAGCGGCACAAGTCATTACATCGCCATATACAGGTCGTATTACAAGTAATACAACTTCAACTATTACATTTGGCGATATAGTCACTGGAGGAGCTTTAGCTAACGCTCCAACTTCTGGATGCACATATCAAATTGGTTTGATTGACCGTGGACAATTATTGCCACAAACATTGTTGACCAATACTAGCCAAACAGCTTTGATTGAATTGATTGCTAGTACACCAACTAACCAATTGTCGTTGCAAAACGCATCGTTTAAACCTTTAAATACGCTTGGTTCATTTAACTCATTTGCGGAAGTAGATTTATCTGCTACCGGATTGAGCGGCGGTGAAGTAGTTTATGCATTCTCAACTCCAAATAATGCACTACAACAATTGGATTTGACAAACTTTTTCCCAGTGTTGACCAACATTAAGGGTAACGTAGCCGATATCTTGACGGTAGCAATTACCACTACAACTGGTACAGTAGTTCAGGTTAACGTAGTTTGTCAGGAGGCAATGGCTTAATATGGCTAAGACTCCAGCTTGGCAACGCAAGGAGGGGAAGTCTCCCTCCGGCGGTTTAAACGCCAAAGGTAGAGCGTCTGCAAAAAAAGAAGGCATGAATCTAAAAGCACCCCAACCAGAAGGCGGATCACGCAAAAAGTCGTTCTGCGCCCGCATGGAAGGGATGAAAAAGAAACTAACTTCTTCTAAAACAGCCAGCGATCCTGATAGCAGAATTAATAAATCTTTAAAGAAGTGGAAATGCTGATGGATGGATTAATGCAATTTTGGAACGCTGCTTTAACGCTATTTGTTGCGGCTATTGGATACTTTGTTAAAGAAAAGTTTAATGACTTGGATCGTACTAAAGTTCTTTTAAATAAAACACGTGAAGAAATGGCTCGTGATTATATTACTAAGACGGAAGTACGTAGCGACATGGAACAAATTATTTCAAGATTTGATAAGCTAGAAGCTAAACTGGATCGTTTTATTGAAGGACATAAATAATGCCAAGCACTAGCAAAAAACAACATAATTTAATGGAAGCGGTTGCTCATAATCCGAGCTTCGCTAAAAAAGTAGGTATCCCTCGCTCTGTTGGCGAGGATTTTAGTAAAGCCGACAAGGGCAAAACTTTTAAAAAGGGTGGAGAAATGAAAAAGAAAATGGCAAGCGGTGGCGAGACTATGGGTCCTCGTTCCATGAAGGAAGACGTAGAAGCTGGTTCTAACAAACATGGCAAATTTGGCGAAAGCAAGCTTCAGAAAAAAGGTCACACCAAAGGTAAAAATTTAGGTGATACTGGTAAAAAAGAGCCAATTGAATCTGAAAAAAATATGCCTTCATTTATGAAAGAAATGAAAAAAGGCGGCAAAGTTAAGAAGATGGCTGCTGGCGGCACTGCTTCTAGCCGTGCTGATGGTATTGCACAACGTGGTAAAACAGTTGGTAAATATTGCTAAGGATAAATTATGAAAAATGATCACCCACCAATCTCTATGGATATGGCTGCTGAAGAGCATATGATCCACCCAGAGCATATTGAAAAGCATCATGGCGGAGACGGACACGTACAACACCACGAGCATTTTAAGAAACACGCCGCTGGTCACAAACTGCACCATGAACACGTTAAAGCAATGTGTGGTGGCGGTTATGCTAAGGGCAAAAAGTAATGATGGCAAGTCGTGGAATGGGTGATATTAACCCTTCCAAAATGCCTAGCAAAAAGGTCATTCAACGAAAGGATGATCCAAATGCTGTTGATATGTATGCAAAAGGTGGTGAAGTTTGGGATAAACCACGTCCAAAAAAATTAGGTAAACCCAAAAAAATGTCCGCAAGTAAAAAAGCTAGCGCTAAAGCAATGGCTAAAGCGGCGGGTAGACCATATCCTAATTTGGTTGACAATATGAGAGCCGCAAAAGGCAAATAATGGCGTATACCAGTGGCAGTTCTACTTTTAACCTTGACCTCACTGAGCTTGTAGAAGAAGCCTTTGAGCGTTGTGGCTCGCAGTTACGTACTGGATATGACCTTAGGACTGCCAAGCGGTCAATAAACCTATTGACCATTGAATGGGCTAATAGGGGCATTAACCTTTGGACGGTGGAAGAGGTATCCGTTCCGTTGGTATATGGTCAAGCTATATACCCAGTAGATGCTAATACAATTGATATTTTAGATTTGGTCACACGCACCAATAATGCTAGTTCTAGCAACCAACAAGATATTAATTTAAACCGTATTTCAGAATCTACGTATTCGACTATTCCGAATAAATTGACCTATGGTCGCCCAATTCAGACTTATTACAGCCGTGAAACAGGCAATTCAAACGTTTATTCTGGAGTTACTTTAGCCGCCACTCTTACAGCTTCTGCTACAGCTATTACCCTCAGCTCTACAGCCAATATGCGATCTACTGGATTTATCCAAATAGATAACGAAATCATTGGTTACGTCAATATATCTGGTAATCAGCTTTTAAATTGCTACCGTGGGCAATACAATACTACTGCTGCGGCTCATAGCATTGGAGCGCAAATTTATAACCAACAACTACCGTTTTTGGCTGTTTGGCCCACACCAGACAATTCAACCCCATATACGATGGTTTATTGGCGTATGAGACGTATTCAAGATTCTGGAACAGGTGTATTTATTCAAGATATTCCATTCCGTTGGATTACTTGTATGGTAGCTGGATTAGCTTATTATTTGTCCATGAAATTACCAAACATGGATATTCAACGTGCTGCTGGTCTTAAAGCGGAGTACATGGAACAGCTTGAACAGGCTTGTGAAGAAGATCGGGAAATGGTATCAATTCGTTTTGTTCCTCGTAATATGTTTTATTCGAGGTAAAAATGCCAACTAAGTATGCAAGTGGCAAACACAGTATTGCGGAATGTGATAGATGTGGTCAAAGATATAAGCTGCATGAATTAAAAAAGCTAACCATCAAGACCAAGTTGGTAAGTATTAAGGTTTGCCCTGAGTGTTGGGATCCAGATCATCCCCAGTTAAGACTGGGTATGTATCCAGTGAATGATCCACAGGCTGTTATTGAACCAAGACCAGATATTAGTTACTATGCTTCTGGTCCAAGTGGTTTGCAGATTAATCAGGGAGGCGGTACTTCCCAAAGCCAAGCTGGTTTTCCAGAGGGCGGTAGTAGGGTAATTCAGTGGGGATGGTATCCAGTGGGTGGATCTAGCGGTACGGATAGAGGTTTAACACCAAACTATCTAGTAGGAAATGGCAATATTAATTCAGTAACAATTACGACAACGTAGGAGTAAAAAATGGCAAAGATGGAAAAAGAATCAAAAGCAGAAATGCGCAAAGAAGAAAAAGCTGACAAAAAGCAAGATGTAGCTATGATCAAAAAAGCTTTTAAAGAACACGATGCCCAAGAACACAAAGGTGGCAAAGGCACAAAAATTGTTCTTAAAAAAGGCGGAATGGACAATGTTAAAAAAATGGCTAAGGGTGGTGTAACCCAGTCTAACCTACGCAGCATGGGTCGTAATATGGCTCGTGTAGCTAATCAGAAGTCTTCTTCAAGAGGTCGTTAATATGGCAATCGCAAAGAATGTAAAACCAACCAAGAAAAATAGCCCCGCTATTAAGACTGGTAAGGCTCCTTATGACAAACCTGCAAGTGATTATGCTCGTCCACATACTATGGATGGCAAAATAATTAATGGCAATGAAGTTATGGAAATGGGCGATTTTGCAACTGAAAAGTCTGCCAAAGAAGCTAACATTAAAGATCCATTGCCAGCAAGCGCTGTAGGATGGGGCAAAGGCACAACGAAGGAAGACGGTCAAGAAACTCGTGGAAATGGCGCTGCTACTAAGGGTCGTATTGCTCGTGGACCAATGGCGTAATAAATGAACTACGAAACGTTATATAACAATATTCAGACTTACGCTCAAACGACTGAAACAGCGTTTGTAGCTAATATCCCGTTCTTTGTAGAACAGGCTGAAACACGTATATATAACGCAGTTCAAATACCATCATTGCGCAAAAACGTAACAGGTAATTTTACGGCTGGAAACCAGTATTTAACTTTGCCGTTTGACTGGTTGGCAACCTATTCAATTGCTGTTATTGATAGCAGCGGTAACTACACCTATTTACTTAACAAAGATGTTAACTTTATTCGTGAAGCATACCCCAACAATGGTTCAACATATTGGACTATGCCTAAGTATTACGGTATTTTTGGCAGCTCTACCAATAATGTTAATGAATTAACTGTAATTGTTGGACCAACTCCAGATTCATCGTATAGCACCGAGTTACATTATTTTTACTATCCAGTATCTATTGTTCAAGGCGTAGTAGCTACTTTAAATGCTACTTTTGCAGCTGGCACTTTATATAGCGCAAGTTTATATCAAAATATTCCTATGACTGGCGGCTCTGGTTCGGGCGCTACTTGCGATATAGTAGTTAATAGCTCAGGCAATGTGTCATCCGTGACATTACAAAATGGCGGCAGCTTCTATCAAGTCGGTGATGTTTTAAGCGTTGCTTCATCTTCTATTGGCGGTACAGGCTCAGGGTTTACCATTAGTATAGCTACTGTAAACAACGCACAAGGTCAAAGCTGGCTTGGCGATAACTATGA